CACGTGCTTTAAAGCCAGCAGGTAAGTTACTTAGTGTTCCAGCGTCAATTAACTGACGTAAAATTGATGTAGCGGACTTAGTAAGCCCTCCAATCATGTGAATTAAGCCAAAACCGTAAAATCCAAGCCCTGGAAGGAACTTATAGTGTACAAAATACTCTTTTTTACGGAATAATTCGTCACCTTGCTCCCAATTACGTCGTATTGAGAGTATTTCATCGCTATCTTCTAAGATAGTAACGATATAAGGTACGGCAAAACCGTAATTATCTATATCTGGAAGCTCTAAATTGACGTGTAACTCTAAAACTGAGTACTCATTATAGTCAGCTAGAGGTGGTTCTATGCCTTGAAGCTCATCAATTTTTTCTTTTGCTTCATTATATTCTAAATCTACCCCTGCTTCGCCTATTTCTACGTCTCGATACGTACCATTCATTTGTAATTTTTTTAAATCGTTACCTGTCATACTGATAACGTGAGTAAAACGTGGGCTAGTTTCTAAATCTGTAGTTTCATAAGCTACTACTAAGTCTTCAGCTTTAACTAACCTACTGGTAGCCCTACCTAAAAGATTGTCGTAATAAACTTTTTTAAATGCACTACCAGCTAACGGTAAATAAAACAATAAACTATCCATTTCTGGGTCATATTCTTGCATGACTTCAGTAATTTGATAATTCATAAATTCTTTTACACGTTGACTTTGACTCATTGCCTCTGGACTTTCGTTGCCCATGACACGTGTTTTTACTGGACCACCACTTGGTAATAATTCTTTATAGGCTTGAGCTTGAAATTGTGTTACTGCTTCACTTAATAAAGGGTGATGTACACCTGTAGCTCCAGGAAAAGGTTCTTCTCTTTCTTCAGTTTTTAAACCTAGTAATTCTAAACCTTTAGTAAATACATCAAGCCAATCTTTACGTGATTCTTTATCTTGTTCAAAAGCATCAATTAGTTCGCTTGATAAAGTTTGTAAAGAAGATGAATCTAAAACTTCTGCTAAATTTACTTGGTGTTCGGTAGCTATTATTTCTTCCTCTTCAAATAGAGGAACTAAGTTACCGTCCTGACCTACTTCAAAAGCGTTAGTCATTTCACCCTGAATATTCATTTCTTCAGGAAGCTCAACTTCTAACGTTTCTTGTACTGGATTTAATAATTCCTGAGGTAAGCCACCTTCTTGGAGATTTTTTCTTTCTATTGCCATGCGTTAATAATAACTTATTTTTCGTTTAGGATATAGCTCTTCGTCTTCATAGTCACTGGGTAGTTTTACAAATCCACCTTGCCTAAAACGTAATAGTGCTTGAGTGGTTGAGTCGACTAAGTCATCATGATCACCAGCAGGAAACATCGCACATTCTTCTATAACGTCATGCGCCCATTTAGTATCAGGTGCCCAAACCATTCCCGACTCAAACAAAGGTGCACTTGCGTTTACTCTAGCTACTTTATCATTGCCTTTGCTTGGAGTAAAGTTTTGTACAGGTATACCTATATTTCGTAATTCTTGTGTTAGGGGCATACCACTTGCTTTACCTTCTATAATAGTTACGTCAGGTTGCCATTCGTGATATTGTTCTAGGGCTATAGCTTTTAGTTCAGGAAAACTGTACCTACCTTTTATAGCGTCTAATAAAATAATATGTGGAGCTGTACCGTCATAGTAATTTTCACCTAGACTACCTTCTGGGTAAAATACTCCCCAAGTAGTAATAGCTGAATAGTCTGCCATCTCACGTTTTAAAAATGCAGTATCGTAACTTTGTATTAAATATTCACAACGTGGCGGTTTTTCATTAGTCCATTCTTGCCACCACTCACGTTTTATTAAAGCACCTTCCTCTGAACTAGGGTTCTGCATATATTGAGCGTGCCACTTTGGACCACCCCTTAACGTAGCTTGTACACTTTCTAATTCTTCTTTTGACCAATACTCTGGCCATAGTGGGTCACCACTAGGCAATATCGCAGGAAGCTCAATAAGTTCCCATTGATCTGCTTTAGGATCACGAGCCATATCTTTTAAAAGTCTACCTGTTAAATCGTTAACGTTCCAACGTGTCATAACTATAACAATGGCACCTCCTGGCTGTAACCTTTGTCTTGGACCAGAAGTATACCACTCATACGTATCTTCCATAGACTTAGGGTTTAGTGCGTCTTGTTCTGAGTGAGGGTCATCAATAATAAATAAGTCTGCACCACGTCCCGCTAACGCACCACCTACACCAGCAGCATAGTACTCGCCCTTTCGTTTTGGGTCACGTTTATCTTGAGTTTCCCATTTACCTGCTGCTTTTGAATCTGGGTTAATGAGTACGTCAGGGAATATTTTTTGAAAGTCTTCCGTTAACATTAAGTCCCTAATTTTTCTACCAAACTTAACTGCTAAGTCTGCGGTGTGCGTGGCTTGTAGTATTTTTAAACTTGGGTTACGCCCTACTAAATAAGCAGGAAAATAATGTGAAGCAAACTCACTCTTCGTGTGCCGTGGTGGCATATTAATAATAAGCCTTTTTATTTTACCTTTCGCTATACGGTCAAAAGCATCTGCCATTTTAGCATGGTGTGCACCAGCAATAAACTGTGGCCACTGACTTTTAACAAAAGTTAAAAATTCATTTTGACAAGTTTCAACACGTTCTATTTCTGCTAACCTTTCGGTCAGTTCTAAGTGTTCCTTGAGGACATCCTCAGGAAGTTGTTCTAGTAGTTCTTTTTTCAATATTTAAGAGGCATTAAGGTAGCAAGTCCACCACGGTTGTATTTTAAAACTTCACCTATTTTTGCAGTGTTTTCATCTAGAGTTATTTCATAGAAGCCTTGACCAAATCTATCCTGTATAGGTTCAGCTTCAATTTTGAAACCATATTCTTTTTCAATATTTTTCAACACTCTATCTGTTTGTCTTTTGTAAGTTTGACCTAAATTCATAGCTGCTTCAGTAATCTGCTTCAACCCCATTTGTCTAAAAGTTGCTGCGCCATTAATAGGAATATGAATAACATCTACGCCTTCTTGATGCATTTCTTGTATAAAACGTTTGAGCGTTAAATCATACCATTCGTTATTTTCAGCTAGTGGTAATTTCATCTTACTTATGTCGTCGCCTATAGGTTTTACCCACGTTGAAAAGCGGTTCATAACATAATTCATTACTTTTGGATCGGCACGGTCTAGTGCATCTAACATGCCTTTTTTATAAAGTTCAAGACTAGGCTCCATAGCGTCATCACCAAAAATAGATTTTAAAACGCTGTAATCACGTGTTTCCACACCTCCTTTACTCGCATCTACGAGATATTGTAAATCCGCAGTAAAATCTGGATCATCCATCACTTCTTTAAATAGTGCCTTAACGCTTTTAGCGTCAAACATATCTTCTACATTAGTTACCACTCCTCCAGGAACAGTAGATAATTTTTTTGAAATAGCTTCTCCTACACTACGAGAAAATGCATTTAATACCATATTAGGGTTAGCGTTACCAAAATCAGACATTGCTTCTACAGTTTTTATAAATTCTGGAGTTACGTCTTCAAACGCAGAACGTATGCTTCTTGTTTGTGATGCTGTTTGTCTACTATCTAGTCCTCTGTTTGCTGGACCTGCTGATGTATATTGTAAGTTTTGTTCGCCTGTACCTGTAAATTTAAATCTATCACTTTGGGCTTCACTAAGTTCACCTACTGATTTACCGTCTTTTTCTACTATGCGGTAACGTCCGTGAACTATTCTATTACCTAAAGAATCTACGTCTCGTTCAAGATTGGCTTGTGGTCCTTGTCCTACTCTAGTGTGTAAAGGGTAGTACTCGTCATTGAATAAGGGTTCGTCGCCGTACTTACTACCAAACACCTGTAAATTAAGTTCTCCGTATTTACTAGGTGTTTCTGCACTCAGCGGATAAGCCTCTCCAGTTTTCATCATATATATTTGATTACGACCTTCAGCGTCTCTAAAAGGAAAGTCTTCATCAAAACCTTTAATTTCTGGTTCAAATCGTAAAGTTTCTTGATAAGTTTGTGGTTCTACTTCAAACTGTGTGTGGTTTTCTTTAAACCTCATTTTGTTCTTTTGTATTTCTGCTTGTAGTTCTGCAGGACTAGCTTTACCTTTAGCTAAAAAGTCTTCACTAACAAAATTTTCAAACTGTCGTTTTACTTTAGGGTTAGTTAGTTTTTTGTTGCTTGGGTTATTATGATACTTAGACATTCTATTAATCATTTCTTCTATAGGGTAGGCTTTATTAAAGTCAAAACCTGGAGCTTTGATTACTGCTTCTTCTGCTAAAGACATTACTTTAGGTGCATAACCTCCTTGTCTTGGACCCAGCTTCATATCTACTTGATAGTCTGACGGTCCAACGCTAGGGCTAATAGTTCCACCACCCACCATGTCCTCATCTAAAGGTTTTGCTGCTCGTGTGCCTCTACCCAATATTCTTGCTGCGTCGCCTACTACACCTGCTGCTTTGCCCACTACAGGAATCATACTCATAGCGTTAAGTCCACTAACTAAATAGTTGCCTGCTGCGTCTAAATATCTGCCTTCTTTTCTAGCTGTATCACCACGTTCTTTAAATTCTGGTATTTCATATGTAGCCAATGCTTCGCCAGTGACAGGTGCCACGCCATAAAGTAATTGTTCCATAATAGGTAGTTTTTCAAAACCTTCTTTATAGGCTTTATCTAAATCTCTTTCTGCTATACCTTGAGTTAAAGTGTCGCGTGCTGTTTGTGCTGACTTTTGTTTTTGATAGTCTTCAAATTTAGGACGCATACCAAAAGGCAAATCGCCGAATAGTCTAAGATATTCTTGGTATTCATCCATGGTCTTTGTGTAGCTTAATAAAGTATTCTGCGTCAACTAAAGCTAACGGTTTACTTTTGTTTCTTTTTATTATAACTAGACTTTCTACGTTTGGGCTAGTGTTACTTGAACATTGCTCGTAGGCTTTCCAGACGTTAACAGCTTCTTGATTTTTACACTCTACACTATAAGGAAATAGTTTTTTAGTTTGTACGCCCATAATAAGGTCTTCACCACTACTGCCCATGGGTCGTGATTCTATGTCCTCTGGGTCCACGGACAATAGTTCTATGAGCTTAGTCCGTACCCACTGTTGTAAACGACGACCTTTAGCTTTAGCCGAACTAGTTTTCAAAATGCTTAGAAGCTTTTAAGCAAACCGTGGCTAATAGTCCGCTGCCTATGGCAGTAACTAGGGCTTCACCTAATACACCACCAAAGTGACTAGGATGAACTAATAAGTCTCCTACAAAAGTTGCTACTCCTATAGAAACACCATGAAACCACAAAGCATCTTTGTAGCGTTTTAGCACAGTGTAGCCTATAAGGACAGCTCCTGCACCAGCTATGAGCCCTGTTTGGTTAGCTTTAATCCAATGAGTAAAAGTCAATGCACTTAAATTACCCTGTACCATCAAAGGAAAACAAACATAACAGGCTTGTTGCCATTTGATAAAAAAATCTTTTGCCATTTGTTTAATCATTTACCTTGCCCTTTGTATTTTTTACGTCGCTGACTTTTATTGGTGCCTGCTCCGTGGCTTAAACGTGAGTTACCTATGGACGTCTTCTTTTTGACGTGCTCAATTTTTTCTTTTACCCACTGCTTAGCCATTAAAATATTTTAACAATGGTAAAGCAACTCCACCATCTTTCATTTCTGCAGCTTTTTTTCTAGCTTCGTAGTCTTCTCTTGTACCTACATTAATTTCGACAGGAATATCCGAAGCTAGTGGGTTTACATTTGGAATTTTTCTTGCTATTTCATAAAGTGGGTTAGCTCCTAAGCCTTGTGCTGGATCTTCTATTCCACTACCCTCTGCTGGTTTATTAAAATCAAATATATCATTGATAATATAGTTTCCATCTGCATCTTGAGTAACATCGGCTCGACCTAAGAAGGTCATTAAGTTAAAAGAAGGATCTAAAAAGTCTTTTGGTGTTATGCCTATGGGGGTTAAAATATTTTCACCGTAAGTTTTATAAAGCTCTGCAATAGTCATCTCTTGTCCATCGGGTGCTAATATCTTTATTTTATCTGGGTTTGCTTTAACATACTCAGGAGTTACGTTGTTAACTTCAGCAAGTGATTCAATTGTTCCTGGTCTAGCTACTTTACCTATATCTGCAGTGTAGTCTATATAGCCTATTTGATTGGGGTTGACTAAACCTTGTTCAAAAATCATTCTATCTATTTCAGCTAATTCTTTGTTGGTCATGTCAAGTTCACCTTGTATGGGAAAGAATCCACCTAGTCCTAACTGACTTAAAACATAGGCTTTGATATTTGTAGGTAATAAATTAATTCCTGGGATATCTGAATATGGACTAAAGTCTCTAGCTCGAGCTCTCGCCCTAGGATCAGGATTTTCATCTATGCTTCTATTATAAGCATCAAGATCTATTGGAGGTGTAAAACTGCTCATCGTAATAGTTTAAACTCTTTTCGAGCATTAGCCAAGTGTTCTTTATTTTGCATTATGAGCACAGGGACAAGGGTCGACGTTCCACCTTCACTGGGATGTGACCAAAACCACTCTGCTTCAGGGTACTCATCTGCTAGTTCGTGTGCCGTGGACTCTAGTACGTGGCGACACACCGTGCTATGAACTTTGAATAAAATAGCAGGATACTTGTCTAGTTCGGTATATAGCTCACGGACTAAAGCCTCTGAATAATGTAGTATGGGTATTTCTCCGTTGTCAAAGTGTTTTAGACTAAAAGGGCAAACCTCAGTTATTGATTTCAAATAGTCTCTCATAGCTAAAAAATTTTGCAGTAAAAATTTTTAGTAGGAGTCCCTTTCCGCTTCATACTCAGTATTTTATAGTGACTGACCTAAAAGTAAAGTTTATAGTAAATGGCTCTTCTGATTATTGACGTGGGCGTTACGCTATGCATAGTTGCTATAAAGGGGGGTGGGGGGTGGCACAGCGGACTACTGGAGGACTGTTGATCTGTGACAGCTGTTACGTCTGTTATAGCTGTGCCGTCTGTCTTGTCTGCGTTTGCATCTCCCGCGATAGCGGGATCTGTGTCCCGCGAAGCGGGACGATTTCTCGCGGACGCGACGCGATCAACCGCTCGGG